AAAAATGGGAAAAGGTAGAAAACCAAAACCAACCGCGATGTTGAAGGCTCAAGGAACTTTTGAACCAGCACGACACAAAAACAGATTTGAAGCCGACGGCATTCCATCGGCTCCGACGATCCAAAATGCAAACGAAACGTTTGATTGGTTGGTCAAAAAGCTGGATGATTTAGGCGTCATTGCTGAGATCGATGGGATGGCTTTGCAAATGTTGGCGGATGCGTGGGAAGATTATCAAACAACGCGCGCCGTTGTTAAGGAACACGGGCCAACATATTCCACGACTACAACGCAAGGCGATTTGATGTGGCGTCCACGCCCGGAAGTCGCGTTGATGAATCAGTCGTGGGACAAGATAAAAAAGATGATGACCGAATTTGGATTGACCGCATCATCACGCGCAAAGATTGAGATGAAAGAAAAGATTCAGACACTTGAAGACTTATTGGAATGATGGAAAAAATAAAACTACACAACGAAGATTGTTTGATTGCAATGCGTCAAATGAAAGATAACCAATTTGATTTGGCGATTGTAGACCCGCCCTATGGAATAGGTGATAAATTTAAAGGAGGTAAAACTGGTAAAATGAATTTTAACGAGGTTGTGGAAAAAGACTGGGATAAAGTGCCGAGCAAAGAATATTGGAATGAACTATTTAGAGTGAGTAAGAACCAAATAGTTTGGGGAGGGAATTACTTTGATTTACCGCCCAGTAGATGCTTTATTGTTTGGGATAAAAAAATAAGCGAAGACTTTACCCTAGCGATGGCAGAACTTGCTTGGACTTCTTTTGATAAATTAGTAAAAATAATAAGGATGCCAACGCCTAAAACTGGGGGAAAAATTCACCCAACACAAAAGCCAGTGAAACTGTACGAATGGATTTTGGACAAATACGCCGAGGAAGGTCAAACGATACTTGACACGCATTTGGGTTCGGGATCCATTGCCGTCGCTTGCCACAATCGCGGCTTTGATTTGACTGGCTTTGAAATAGATAAAGAATATTTTGATAACGCAAAAGAAAGATTGCGCGTTCATCAATCGCAATTAACAATGTTTTAATGTACTACGACGAAAAAAAAGCCAACCGAATCATCAATTTTATTGAGCGTATATGTACGCACGTGAAAGGTGAATTGGCAAACCAACCGTTCTTATTAGAGGAGTGGCAGAAAGAATACATCCGACAATTGTTTGGAACGATGAACGACAATGGCCGCCGGCAATACCGAACGTCGTACGTACAGATTCCGCGTAAAAATGGTAAGTCGAATTTGGTTGCCGCGATTGCTTTGGCGGTGTTCTTTGTTATTCGCGAACCCGGTGCGGAAATATATTGTTGCGCATCATCACGCGAACAAGCGAAAATAGTTTTTGATGTCATCAAACAAATGGTTCGCAACTCACCAATCTTGATGCGGGAATGTAAGATCTTCCAAAACTCAATTGTGTTGAATGGCACGAACTCATATTTGAAAGCAGTCGCCGCGGAAGCTGGGACGCTGCACGGCACATCGGCAAGCCTTTGTGTGTACGATGAACTTCACGTCGCTAAGAACCGTGATCTTTGGGATGTCATGGCGACGTCACAAGGTGCAAGGCGTGAACCATTAATGATTGCGATCACAACGGCCGGTTTGTTTGATCCGACTTCCGTTTGTTACGAACTATACTCCTATGGAAAAAAGGTTGAAACGGGTGTTGTTGAAGATGAAACGTTTTTGCCTTGTATATATGAAGCAAATCCCGGTGAAGATATTCACGATGTTGAGGTTTGGAAAAAGTCAAATCCAAACTATGGCGTTTCTATTAAACCCGAATATTTCGAAAAGATGTCACGCGAAGCGAAGTCATTGCCATCCGCAGAAATTGCATTCCGTCAACTGCATTTGAATCAATGGGTCAACTCTTTGGCGTCTTGGATAGCCGATGCACAATGGATGGAATCGTCCGGAGTGGTAGATGTTGAAATTTTAAAGGGCCGCAAGTGCTACGCCGGATTGGATTTGGCCGCGGTTGAGGATGTTTGTGCGTTTGTTATGGTGTTCCCAATGGACGATGGGTCAATTAAGGTGGTTGCTAAAATGTTTGTTTCACAAGCCGCCGTTGAAAGGCGTAGAAACCAGCCCGGCGGATCGTATGACACCTTTATTAAAGATAAGGAATTGATTGTCACGGAAGGCAATTCAACCGACTACGCGGTGATTGAGCGGGTGATCAAAGAATCAGCGGAACTTTATGACCTTCAATCGATAGCGTTTGACCGCTGGAACTCAAATTCATTGGTCGCTAACCTAACGGATGCCGGTATTGAAATGGATCCGTTTGGTCAAGGCTTTATTTCAATGACTGCGCCAATTAAGAACGCCGAAATTTTAATCAAAAAAAAATTGTTGCATCACGGCGGAAATGGAATGTTGCGATGGATGGCGGCGAACGTTGTCACTAAAAAAGACGATGCGGAAAATATAAAGTTCTCTAAGTCAAAGGCGGGTGATAAGATTGACGGCATTATTGCAATGATTATGGCGTTGGGTGAGATGATTACGATGGAAGGGAAAGACGTTTCCGGCACGTCAACATACGAATCACAAGAAATCAGAATGTTATGATGAAGATAAACGACGCAAGACAATTGGGATTAAGGCTTTTTGAATGCGGGTTCACGCCGTGGATAGCGCAAACGGGTGATGGATATATCATTCGCATTATCTTAGAGGGCGAAATGGTTGATGTTTTTCGCACGGATGTGCAAGCGAATCAAACAAATTGAGTATATTCACGATATGAATCCAGTTGACGACATAAAAAAAGGCGACATCATAGAGATGACGCGAACGGGAAAAGAGTTCTTTGTTGAATCAATCACGCCGTTGGGTATTGTGTTAAAGGAATGCACGCGCTACGTTTCATTTTCTAAAGCGGCATTAGATGAAAGATTAAAAAGAAAAACGGCGGTACATAAAAGCATTTAGGGAACCATGGATCGATCTGATCCATTTGGTGTTTGGTTGAAGGGGCGTTGTGGTGACGTCCCTTTTTTTATTTTTGCACGTTGCAAATGATAACGTATATTGACCCCGAATTGTACAATCATTTTCAAACGGATGGCCGAAAATCAAAATTTATTTGGGCGAATAATCGGAGCGTTTAGAAGCAATCCGAACCGCCCATCAACATCTTTGTCGAATCCAGCCGAATGGCTCTTTGGCGACAATGGTTCAGCGACGGGGATCGCAATCACAGAAAATTCAGCAATGCAATTGTCGGCCGTATTTGGTGCCGTTCGTGTTATATCGGAAACGATGGCCGCATTGCCGTGGGACGTTAAGCAAACGAGCAATGGCGTTGTGTCAACTGCTGAATCCCACCCAATCAATAAACTTATACATCACCCGAATTCAATGATGACGGACTTCACCTTTCGTGAAATGTGTCAAGCGAATTTGTGTCTACACGGGAACGCGTTTATCATTATACAACGCGATCAAGCGGGCACGCCAAAACGATTGATCCCGGTTCATGCGAATCACGTTGAAGTTAAGGTGTATAAAGATGAAAAGTTCTACACAGTAAACGGAAAAGAAACGTTTGACGATTCCGAGATGATCCATTTGGTTGGATTAAGTTTCGACGGCATCGTTGGAAAATCAGTTCTTGAGGCCGCACGCGAATCCATAGGTTTGGGATTAGCAGCCGATAGATTTGGCGGTTCATTCTTTGGCAATGGCGCAAACGTTTCAGCGGTGTTAACACATCCGGGACGTTTATCCGATGAAGCATATAAAAGATTAATGCGTTCGTGGACTCAAAAGAATTCCGGAATGGACAACAGTCACAAGACGGCAATCTTAGAAGAGGGAATGAGCGTTGAAAAAATGAGCATTTCACCACAAGAATCACAATTCATTTCAACACGGAAATTCGGTGTTGAAGATATCGCAAGATTTTTCCGCATTCCATTAGCTTACCTTGGATCATTAGAAAATTCAAGCACACGCGCCAACATCGAGGAGCAAGGAATCCAATTCCAAAGAAACACAATCTTGCCGTGGGTAAAGCGTTGGGAATCAGAATTCAACCGTAAGTTATTTTTAAGGGATTCAGAGTATTACGTTCGTTTTAATATGGATGGATTGTTGCGTGGCGATGTTCGTTCGCGTTACGAAGCCTATACAAAAGGACGCCAATGGGGATTTATTTCGGCCAACGATATCCGTAAGCTGGAAAATATGCCACCAATTGAAGGCGGCGACATCTACTTACAACCATTGAATATGGTTGACGCGGCAAAACAAGATATAATCACCGACGGTGAACAATAACATAACGCAAATGAAAAACATCGAAAAACGTGTGATGGGAAAAAATGGCGACGAAATAGTTGTCAACATTTCTGAATCGGGCGAAATAAGACTACAAAAAAACAAGATCGTTCGTTCTGAGTATAGAATGGAAGACGTTGAAATTGGTGAAGATGAAGAGGTGATACTGCGCGGTTATGCTGTGGTTTACAATTCAGATTCCGAAAATATGGGT